ATTTATTACTCGGCCACACAAAACTTACCATCAAAATTAACCAACCTAACAACATAACAACATTACTTGCGCTCATATTTTATTTTTATTGTTTAACATATTTCATCATCTCAATCATTCTTTCAATCAACAATTCCATCTCATTTTTGTTAAGATATAATATTGGACTTGTTTTATTACTCAATTCTCTTGTCTCCACAATAATACCATCGTAGGTTTCACTTGGATATATTGATACATTTTGCTCCTCTGTCGCAATTTCTATTTTGTACCATACTTTATTTTTCATACTTATTTATTTAACTAAATATACTCATTACTATCTTGCCCACCAACGCTAGAAAACCAAGCGTTATAACGATTGAACCGAACACTATCGTCACATAGAAACCTATATTCTCAATTTGATGTAATCGTTTATTTCTCATTGTTAGTCGTATTCGTTCGTTATAGTTTTGCTGGGTACATTCTTATATCTATCTATCTCGTCCACTATCTCACCCAACATTTTATTCATTTCATCCATTCTCGCCTCGATCCTATCTAACGTTTCGTTTATACTGTCTATTGTTTGTTGTTCCATATTGCTACTTATTTTGTAGCCAGGACAGGATTCGAACCTGTATGAGAGATAACCATTCCTTTATTCTCTCTATCTGTTAATTAGCGTCTACCAATTCCGCCACCTGACTATTTATTTATTCATATGCCTTAACAGATGGTAATCCACTATATTCACAATTCAAATCCACATCCTTAACCAATTCCGTCACGTGTTGTGTTATAGTCATTCCAATTCCGTTTTTCATTTTAAACGTTACTAAATTATCCTTAACGCTAATAACCTTATATGGCCCACCCACCCGTGTTTTTATTATATCACCTGCTGCTATGTTATTTTCCATATTGTTCATTGTAATATTCATCTCTACTATAATGTGGAAGAGTTGGATGATTCATAGGTGTTTGTTGTCCATCGGAAAATGCTTTCATTATATGCTCTTTCTCCATTGCTTTTGCTTGTTCAATGATATGAAATGGTATTTGTGTCCTACCTTCAATAAAACCTTTGCATACTGGGCTGTACAACATTTTCACTAACCATTCTACTGCTGTTTGTTGTGCCATAGTTTAATCTTTTGATTCTTCTTTAATTAATTTATAAAATATATACGCCATCAACATGGATAGAGTCATTAGTAGAATTTCACGATCTCCAACTTCTTTGAATATATTAAATGTAATTAATATACATACTAACATTAATAACATGAATAGTCCAAATGTTTTCATAGTTTATTTATTAAATTATTAAACATATCTGTTATCTTATTTTGACTTGATTCAATCTTCTCTTCTATATTATCTACTCTAGCATGTAAATAACCAATTACATATCCATTAATCCAAAAGTACTTATCATTATCATCACAATGATGACATCCTTCCCATTGCGTTTCGGCTAATTGTTCTATTTCTTGTACTGTCATATTAGTATTCTCTTTTAGGTGTATATTTCTCAATCGACATAATATAATCATCTAATATTAATGTATTTCTGCCTATATAATAATAATCCCCCATCTTAAATGCTCTATGTACTTCCGTAACACCAATTTTCTCAGTCGTAACCGTATATTGATTATCTGGATTGAATCTAGCATGAAATACTTGAGTATCCTCTTCTGTCTCCAAACTATCTTCATACACCCCATTCTTCCACATCCACTCAAATAAATGAATACGTTCACCCTCGGTCATTTCATACCAATACTTATCCGTTAAGCTTTGCCAAAACATAGCTCGAGCAATTGGACGTGGCGGTATACACGCCTCGGCTAGAAATGCTAACTCAAAGAAATCAATTTTAAATGTACTCATAGTTTTTCTATTTCAATTTTTACTTCCTGAAAATATCTTCTATATTCATCTCTATTATACCCACCCCAAATAAATTTTTCACTATTGATAATTTCATTAACTGCCATCAATGCACATTCTTTAGCAATTCTTGCATTGTTTGTTAAACGCCAATATCCAACATACAGTTCATCTGCTTTCTCTTGTGGTGTCATATTTTCTCCAATTCTGTTTTTACTTCAACCCAAAATGAATAACCTCTATCCGCACCCATAAACCCTAATACCTCATCACAACAATTAATTGCATAGCGCTTAGCAATACTGTTACGTTCGGTTGGTGTTAATTTAAAACCTACCTCTGCTAATACTATCAATTCTGCTGTTGCTGCTAATTGTGCTGCTTTTTCTTGTGCTGTCATAACTTATTTATTTAATTCTTCATTACACATTGTTATTAATGTATCATATAAATCAACATCATGATCTATATCCTTACCATCTTCATCCATTACCCTCCATTCATCAAATACATCATTTTCGGCAAAATTAACAATGTATTCCTTACCATCTTCATCTTCAATAGTGAAATACGCTGTGCGGGATACTTGTGAATGTGTAATTTCGAGTTTCATGCTTTAATTTTTTATTTGATTGAATATATGACTATTACTCTGCCCATGAAAATAATTGATACTCTAATTCATTTAATTCCATATCTGTGTATTGATAGGTATCAATATAATCAATTGTAAATTCCACACCTGTTGTTTCTTTTACTGTTCTTAAACTCCAAGCAATACGTCTATCCACATATTCTTCTGTGTAATCCTCATACTCATTTAAAATATAATCTACTACTCTTTCGGGCTCGTGATGATTCCACTTATCAAGTAAAGTAATAAAATCTTCTCTATTAGTACACGTTGCTACATCATTGATAAATCTTTTAACGTGTAGTTTCTTATCAAATTGATATAAATAAACTGATAATATCATTTTTCTAATATCCATAACCTTAATTTTTTATTTGATTGAATATATGACCTTAACCCTGCCAATCGTATATACGGATTAGGTGGGGTGGTGTGTGAACCACAAGCTATTTATTTGATTTTTTATTCAATTCTGCTTTAAACATATATTCAATACACTCGGCATGTCGATTCATATTTAGGCTTTTAAATGACTTATGTGCTACCTTAAGATCACAACATGCTGCTAACTCCATTACATCATATATTACTTGTCTTCCGAATGCTGTTATAGCATCATACATTTGAATTTCATTCATATTATTTGATTTAGATGAAGGTAGGCGGCTTTAAGCCGCCCACCAAATTTAATTAGCAACCACAATCTTCTTCATCATTCATATCATTTAACCAACCATGAACGGCTTCACTTACTTTCTCCTCTATACTATCACCATTCAAACTAACACTATCTAATTGTATCTCTTTATCATTTATACTCAATTCATAATCATCAATAATATATTCATCCATTGATGATACTTCATTTGTAACTGTCTCTATCAATGAATCGAGTTGTTCAGTTGTTAAAACAATACGATCTTGTATCGTTTCTTCATTTTCACTTGTATGCTCTTTAAGTACACTTTCAAGATTTCTGAGTATTTGGATTACATCGTCTTTGGTAAATACTGATGAAATCGAAAAGCTTACTAAATGAACTGTCTGATCGAATTCTGCGAGGAGTGTTGATTTTTTCATAATTTTTATTTTTATTTTTTATTTATATGAATATATGACCTTTACTCTGCCTATTTAATTTACTAATTCTTTTATTTTAGTTACCCAAGCAGTTATATCATCAACAAATTGCTTTGCTCGCTCAATAGTTTTAGTATAAGCCCAAAACTGACAATACTCAGAGTCAAAGGTAATATCTGAACAGTCGATATGCTTTTGAATATACTCTTCAAGATCATAAGCACCATCAAAATCCCTAAATCGGTACTCCTTAGCCAGGAAACCAGTAACGGTATACTCTTCTTTATCTTCATCTAACTTGAAAATAGTAAATCCGATTGGATAATTAATGTCTTGCATAACCTTTATTTTTTTGTTTGAATGAATGTAGTATCTTTACTCTGCCAAAGCTAATCTTTCATGATTATATTTAGCTATTTCATTTCTCTCCGCTAACCAACCATAATCCTTTTTGATTTGCTTATATATTTCGGGAAGTGGTTGGTTAATAACTGAACCAAGCATAAATGCAAATGTGTTATTTGATTCGGTTACTAATTGCTTATCGCCTTTTAATTTGTATATTAATGCCTCAGTTACTTCACTTACAAACATACCACTATATAATCCCTTCAAACCATTTTGTTTTACAAATTGATCAGCATGACACCAAATGAATATACATTTTTTATATTGAAGTGAGTCTACTGTATCCTCATCTATAACATAACTACGATTGAAATTAATTCCAAATAGACCTTTGGGTGAACCATGACCCATCATTATTATTCGATCATGCATTGAAATTAGAGTCCTTACTTCAACAATACCCCAACCACCAGTAATAACTGTTTTATTAGGTATACTCTCGTATATTGGTTTTAGGAAATGTGTTGATTCGTCGTGTGGATGAATTATTAATGTTTTCATAACTTATTATTTGAATGAAGGTAGGCAGCTTTAAGCTGCCCACCAAATTAATTATAATTATCATCTAAATCAGTAATATATTTACTCCACCACTTCCTTATCTTATTTGATTTTGGTTTATTATCAATATATGAAGTAAATGAAAATACAAATACTATTAAAGTTAATATAACGATAGATATTACAACCATATTAAAAATCGTAACTTGGAGTGTAATTATCATCATCAAATGAATCTTCTGTTAACTCCATATTGAGTTGTCTTTTTATTTCATCTTCAGCCACTTCAATCCATTCACTTACTATAGCGAATAATCCCTCAGCATCACCCCTCAAATAATGATCTATTAATACTTCTGCTGTTTCTGTTTTATACTTGATTAAATCGTAAGCTACCTGAGATGTAATGTCTGCTATTTGAATGTCATTGAGGAGGCGATGCTGATTTCTATTCATGGTATTTTAATTTAATTGATTAATATTCGTCTTCGTCAAACTCATATCCGTCACCTTCATCTTCAAAATGAAATGCTCCTATCTCGTCCAATTCTTCATAATAACTTTCCATTGCTGAGATGAAGTCTTCCAAATCGAAATTTTCAGGTTGACCTTTTTCATTCAATACATTTGTTGCTACTGTGATTAATTCACTGAGGATGTCTTTGATTTCCATTTGTTTTCTTTTTGTTATAAATATAATAATAGAATTCTGACAATGTACCTTCAAACTGAAGCATTTCATCTTCTACTTCTTCTTGTTTCATTTTAAGCTCAACACGGAAGTCTTTATACATTGCTTCTAGTATCTTGGCTTCGTCTTTAATATAGTCTTCAGCTAACCTACGTTTGCGTTCTCCAAATAAACATCTAAGTTCATGTTGTTTATCAGGATCTTCCAATTTGGTTATAGCTTCTTTCTCCAATTCATCTTCCCATAACTTCCACCAATGGTAATCACTTACTTCAAAATCACCATTTTTAATTTTGGCTTCAAGTGGTTGATATTTGTGTAATGTATCACGCGATTTGAATCGTCTCCACCAATACCATTGATTATACTTAATTGGAGTATACTGTTCTATTCGTTCATTCAACATCATAACCTTATTATTTAAATAAATGTAAGTGGGGGCTTTGACACCCCCACCTAGTATATATTAAAGGTAACTCTCAGCCAACTCAAACAGTTGCTCATTCAGCTCAATGTCCTTTTGGAAGTTCTTAACAGAACGGGCTTTACGATTCTTACCCCCGTACTTGTAGTTACCACCAATTACTTTCTCTTGAATGCGATTAAATACTACCCACAAGTCATTACCTGCATCTTGTGGACGATCAGGAGTAAGTACATCCATAATGTTAATGGTCTGTTTAGTCCTGAGTGCTGCTGCTTTCTGAGCGAAGTCGGCCATTTGAGCTTCAGTCAATTCTGTTTGTTTGAATAGGTTAATCTTATTAACCAGGTTAGGTAGTTTAGCAATTACCTCTTGAATCTTAGTTTGCAATGTTTCGAATGAGTAGTTAATGTGCCTAATTGATACATTGTTAAAATCAGCATCACTAATAACCAATCCATTACTACATACCAACCTGAAGATACCTACTCTAAAGTTGAACGCTGCTTTACCATCATGTGAATTGGTGAGTAGAATTTGAGGGAATGAATCATCACCATCAGCTCCCTTAATCATGATTTCTGGATTACGGAACACAACCATGTGTTTTTGAAATCCTTTACCTTTACGTGCTTTAACTTCTTGGGCTTTAGTTACCTGCCAACCCATACTCATCAAATCCTCCACAACACGTGATGTTGGGGTTTGAATGTATTTGTCTGTGAGGTGAGGTGCTTTATCAGTAGTGAATACTGATGGGGCAATTGCTTTGATCTGCTCGAGCGAGTAAGTGTTACTGCTCATCATAATGTTTGAATTCAATTCGTTTGACATAACCTTTATTTTTTAATTATTTAATACATTGAATGTACCGTAATAATTTTGACCGACCAATTCTAATTTAATACTCCCTGCTTAGCATATATAATGGCTTCACTATATACCTCCATTTCCCATGAGTTTTGGGGACGGAATTCTTTATCCACAGCAGCTACTAATTTAAGGTTGTCGTCTATACCTCTCATAACCATACTACGAACCAACTCTTCAATAGCCATACAATTGAAATACATTGTGTCGTTAGTCATGTTTACTTATTTATATTGTTTATCTTTCTCTATCCTCTTCAATCTAAGCCACTCAAGCTGATCAGCCAAAGATATTACTTCGCTGAATTTCATTTCCATTAATGGTTTTTGTTTTGTAGTTTTAAAAAATGATCTATCTACTCTCCTATCCGCTTTACTCTGTGCATCGTCTTTTGTTTGAATAGCCATATTTTATTTATTTGAGATGAATATACAATTTCTATTCTGCCCTCCACTTTCCACTATCAATTAACTTAAATTCATCACTGTTTCTATCTATAAACTGCCATGTTGCTGATTGTAAACTGAAATGCTCATCAATGTGATTCAGTACTTGCTCAGGTGTAAAGTCTGAGCAACTATATAGATCAAATTGGAACATTGGAGGATTAGCAGCGTCCCAAACATGTATTGAGGCGTGTGATGTAGCTAACGTTACAGTACCTGTTATCCCCTCATTACCTTCTTCATGAACGTATACTGAGGTAGGTCCTGCTACAACTACCATTCCGACTTTATTTACTAATTCTCTAAACCATTGGTTTAGTATTTCTTCTGACTTTGGTGGGTTTGAAATATAACCCTTAACTAATAGGTGTAAATGGTTTGGTACGAACATTACTTAACTTTAAATTTAAATCCAGAAATTTGTTCGACTAATTCTAAAGGTACTTCATTATTTTTAACTCCATCTGCTTTAGTAGTATTGTTGTCGAATAGAAATGCGCTATATGTGTTTAAACGTTTAGTATATAATACTTTCCAACATTGCTTTGGTACTGATACTTTACCTATTTTCTTAACTTCGCCTACTGAACCACACCAAACATAAACTGAGTCATATAATTTAGCCTCGGTGCGTGTCATTTCCTCTAATGTTTTCCAATCACCACGATTGAGTGCTGGGTATTGAGCTGTCATATTACTGAAGTAAAATGACTCATCATTTATTACTTGATCACATGATGCGTCTGCTGCTGGGAAGTTATGCCCACGATCAAATCCTTGACCTGTATAGTCTGATTGTAAATTAGTTTCAGCAGCTAATTTAGGATCAGGTATAAATTTATCTCCACGTTTTGCTTTAACATCACACGTAATAGATGCTCTACTTATCCACCATTCAACCTTGACAGGGTAATGTTTGGATTTGCTATAAGTTGTTTTGTACGCTTTGTGAGTAATAGTAACTGTATCTTGAGCTGAAACAGTAAAACTAATTAATAGAAGGAGTGATAATAGGTATTTCATACCTATAAATATCACTACATATCCATTACTGATTTAGATATGGCTTCATAATATTCTTCTCTTAAACGCCTTACAGCAGCTTCAGCGCTTGCTACACCTGCTTTAAACATGTTATCATCATGTGAGTAGCCACGTTCATTAATTACTTTAAATACTTCTTCAAATAATTCAAATCCGAAATAATTGTCTCCTAATGCTTCGTATTTATTCATAATTTATTATTTTATCCAGTTATAAGCAAAAGCGCCTTGTTCTGATTTAGTTCTTGGTTTTGATTCAGGGCGAGTTGTTACTTTAGCTTTGCGACCACGTTGCTTATAAGTACATTCCTCAACAGCATCCCATTTCCATTTCTTAACTTTCTCTAAAAATGCTACTCGATAATGTGCAAGGCGTTCGGCTTCTGTTCTCATAATTTAATATACATTCATTTGTTTAACAAAATCAAATCCAGTAACATCTGCTATTGAATTTGTAGTATAAATGTAATCAAAATATTTGGCCAATTCCTCAAATCCTGTACTAAATACTCCATGAGTTACAATTAGATATTGTTTAGCATCAGGATATTTTTGTTTTATTACTTTAACCACTTCAGTAAACGTTCTACCTGTATCACAAATGTCATCAATCATAACGAATTTAGAGTCCTGAGCGTATTCATGTTCCATAGGGACACTAGTGTATAAAATCTGTCCTGTGGTTACGTTTCTAACTTTAGCTGCTGTTATAATTTCTCTTGTATAACCAACTCGTTTAGCTACATGGTATCCTTTTTTAACAGCTCCTGAGTCGGGAGATACAATTACTACTTTATCGTGAGCTGTAAATGTGTTGTCTATATCTGTTAGAGCCCATTTTACTAATTCAACATTATTAATTTTTCTAAAATTATCAGTACAAGCCTCAACTACATCACTGTGAGGGTCCATTGTAGTTACTGTAGCAAACTTTTGAAGATTAATAACAGGACATACAACATCTTTAAGATAATTATTACCACCCATTGTAAATTTCCTATCACTTCTAGCTCCCAAAAAGTAAGGAACACTCAAATGAATTTCAGTGTAACCTAAATTACGAAGCGCTTTATTAGCACATATAATCAACTCAATGTCTTTAAATGAATTCATTCTTGACCTAACAGTGACAGGTTGAGAGGGTGTAGGCCAGGTTTGAAGTACTATATCTTGTTGACCATCAGGAAATTGAACTGTTTTAAATGTGATATCTGAGACGTTGGGATAAGCAAGGTTGAGGTTTACCATTTTTATTTTTAGTTAATATAATCTAGTACTAATTCTTCACCATAACAAAGACTTTTCAGTGTTTGGAATTTACGTTCATTATCTAATGGTTTAGCCTCATTATAATCATTACACCACACTAACTCACCACCATACATCATTCCACTAAAGTATTCCAATTGTGAATTCATTACTATAAACCACTCACGCTTCGTTTGTTGTGCTTTTTTCTTCTTCATTATTTGAAAATTTAGAGTCTGATATTTTTAATCCACAATATAAATCAAGGAAAGCCATTTCACGCTCAGCTATTTTTGAATAATAGCGTTTTTTCTTCTTAATATGCTTCACACCCCACTCTTTCCACTCTTGATTTTGGGCTTCAGTCATTGTGTATTGTTGAAACCAATTATCTTTTCTACCCTCAACATCTTCAAATTTAAGATCGTGACCAGCAAGTTCAAACATTTTATCAATCAATTCCTTTAAAAATTGTCTTTCTTTATTTGCTTTTCGTTCTGCGTGTCTCATAGATATTTAGTTTTAAGTATACGTTGATAGTAATCTACGACTTCTTCTTTGCCCATAGAAGATACTGTCCATGTTTGGTTAAATTCCTTTCTACATTGTTCTATTCGTTCACGCTTTGATTTGGTTTTATCAGTAGCGTACTCATAATACAACCATGCTTCCCAATAATGTGAGCTATGTTTATGACCTACCATTAGTGCTACTTGATAACCAAAGAACACAAATGATAGTACAGGACCCCATTCATATCTAAAGTCAGTATCTGTCCATTTTGTTTTCCATCCTAACCCACAGTAACTAAATCCTACTTTGAGTGGTACTGGAAATCTATATGTTAGTTTCTCTTGATATATGTCTTCGTAAGATTTTATTTTTCTAGCATAATTAGGGTTTCGTTCATTCCACTGTTTTTCAAACTTTATTGTTTCTAATGCTGCCTTTTTAGCCAATTCTGGAGTCGCTTTTATCCATTTTCTAGGTAGAAAATATGGGGTACCAATTTGTGTTTTACCAGCATAAAATCTAACATTAAATGGTTTAAATGGGCTGTTTAATACCTTCAACCATTTAAGATCTTGTAGTACATATTTTAATTTACTCATATAAATTAATTTGATAGTGGTGCTTTGATTGCTGGGTGTGATTGGTAATTTTCTAAAGTAAAATCACCTACTTTATATGAAGGTAGACAGTCATATTCTTTCCATACTACTTCATCTTCTATTTTTAGTTTAGGTAATTCATAAGGTGTTCTACTAAGTTGCTCTTCAGCTTGTTCAATATGATTATTATATAAATGTACATCACCTAAATTGCCAATCAAATCTTCAGGTACCATATTTACTTCCTTAGCAATAATTTCTAATAATAAACCATAGGATGCTATGTTAAATGGCAAACCAAGAAATGTATCTACTGAACGTTGATTCCACATTAATGAGATTGCTCGTTTAGGAACACCCCATTGATCTATTTCTGAATGTGATAGTGTACTTGAGTCACCTCCAGTATAAATTTGTTGGTGCATTTCAGGAGTAACTAAATTACGTCGTTCAGTTAAACTCAATTTTCTAGTATAAACTTGAAATCCATAATGACATGGTGGAAGTACCATTTGATCTAACTCACCTACATTCCAAGCACTAACCATTAATCGTCTTGAATCTGGATTTGTTTTAAGTTCGTTAATTAGATTTGCGATTTGGTCTAAATAAATTGGTTTATCATCATCAGTTAAATCCTGTAATCCTCCCCATTTCCTCCATTGCGCGCCGTAGATTGGTCCTAAATCACCCCACACATTTGCCCAATCTTTATCCGTTTTAATTAAATTGATAAATTGTTCTTTTATATAAGATGCTTCATGTTGTGTATGATTTAGATAATTCTTATAAGCATCCCCATCCCAAATATGACAACCATTATCAACTAAGAATTTGATGTTAGTATCTCCTCTTAAAAACCATAACAATTCTGTTACAATCGATTTCCATGCCATCTTTTTTGTAGTTAGCAATGGAAATCCGTCCTTCATATTGTGTCTAATTTGCCAACCAAAGATTGATTTAGTACCTGTGCCTGTACGGTCTGCTTTATCTACTCCAAAATTCAGAATATGATATGATAGTTCTTTATATTGACGATCAATGTTGTTCATACGTTTGCTTCCCTAATTTTTGGTTTATGTCCTTGAATAGCGAAACTATGACTAATGTTGGTTGGTACAAATTCCATACCATCATATGTTGTTTTTTCTACTACCAATGGGTGATATTCTTTACCTTCATGATTAAGAGTAATAGCACTAGATACCAATAATTGTTCTTTTGGTTCTTCTTTCTTTGGAATATAAGAAGCCGCTTTAGCTGCTACTACTCCACTAGCGAATGTTGCTAGTCCTTTAAAAAATGATCTACGATTATTTTCCATTAGATATGTAATTTTAATTTAGTATTTGGAGTTGTTGTTCCTAAACAGATGTTACCGTTAGATGTTATTCTCATTCGCTCTACTCCATATACTCCAACACCTATACCCTCATATCCCGTTGATTTAATAACTAGTTTTTTAGGTTGTATATTTGGCAATGGCAGAGCAGCTGCTACTGCTGCCATTGTAAATGTCTTTAAGAAATTTCTTCTATTACTCATTCCATAACATTTATTTTACTGAGTTAACATTAATATTATTATCTTGAATAACCAAATAATCCCCTGATGTTTCCATAGTGTCTATAAAATAATATCTACCACCAGTGAATTTATCACTACCATCAATATCTATTCGTTTCATTCCTGTATGTCCTACAATTTGGATGTAGTCTTTTCTTAGACTCTTCTTATGCTTTTTATTAGCAGACATTAATGACCTAGGTCTAATCCAAATTGGTGTTTGTGTTGTATTATCTCCATAAGCATCAAAACCATTAAATTCAAATGCCATAGGTTTATATCTAAATAATTCATTTAGATCTACTACTACACTCTCTACACTCCAATCATTTTCACCAAACACTTGATCCATAAACACAGGACTTACCCCAGCATGAGTAAATAAATAATTTTCAAACCCATAAGCCATTTGTAAATGGTGTCTATTTTCATCTATAACCTGAGTGATTGACGGGGCGATTCGGCTTTGGTATCCGCTAGTACCAGTATAACCAATTTCGGGAAAGTAATGATGATCATGGTTACCAATCAATAATACAACTTCAACTTGTGGGTTGTTTTCTTTGTATTGAATTATTTGTTTGAAATTATCAATTTGCTCTACACCACTAAATTCAAATGAATCAAAATAATCACCTATAAAGATAACTCTATCAGGTTGTTCTTGATGTATTGCTAATTTCCAATTTGAGCGGCCGTGTGTATCACCTAGTACTAAAGTCTTCTTCATAACCTATTATTATTCCTTTAACGGAGTTGTGATTTGATTCTTTGTCGAGTATTTTATCTTTCTTTTCTATGTTACGTAATAAATCATGCTTACCATACCACCAAACACCATTCACATTCAATACCATTTCTTCATGATTAATAGTATTAACGTCATTAAATCCAGCTTCGTAGCCTTTAACAAATACCCTTAATTCAGGATCTATTGTTTGTAGATATTCAATTAATTCTTTAACTATCATAATTTAAAGATAATATATTATTTGGCCTTCACCAAAATTGATACCATGGCTTTTTAGCCTTTGGTTGTGGTGTACTTACTTTGAATGGGTGGTCTAATAGCAGATTGGCGTGACGACAAATGGTATGTTTATCTACATTACTTAACTTATTAACATCTATATACATTTGAACAGGAGCCTTTATTCCACCTGCTTCAATTGAAGTAGTGATTACATAATACTCCTTACCATTTACAGATGTAGTACGTACCATAGCAGGCATAAATATATTTGCAATTGGAAAGCTTGCTATAATACTTCATCCTTATCTTCTTCATTAAAGAAGTCTTCACCTTTATAATCGGGATGGTGTTTAGCCATATAGTCGATCCCACCAGCCCATAACCAAGCGATTGTTCCTATTATAGCTAATCCTAAAATAATTAATCCCACCATCTTCTAATGTTTTGTTCTAATATTTTAAATAATAATTTATGAGCGCGTTCTTCATTCATTTTAGCAACATTAAACGCTGTTCTATATTCATCATCACTTTTAACCTGCTTATAAATACGAGGATATTTTTTGAAATAATCTTTATAATTATTTAGAATATATCCTATCTCAATTTCATACATACCTGGGTGTGATTCACTATCTATAAATTTAAGTTCTGATTTATGATAGTCTTGATATTCACATCCATAATATTCATCTTGTACTTTTTCAATTAAACGAACACATAACATCATTATTTCAGCATCGCGTTTAGCACTAATATGACGATTATGGTAGCTAATATATTTAGCTTGATTCTTAAGTTTGAATTTAAGAATCTCAAAAATATAATGATCATCCCAATCCTGATCCTTCCATATGATAGGAAACCAACGATATAGATTGTAGATACGTTTAAAGAATTGCTTTATCTTATACATAACTTTGAAATTAAAGTGGGGGCTCATCGCCCCCTCTTAATTACTTTGCTGAAACTGAATCAGCTGGAATTGCGGCTACAGTTGAATCTGTTGCTACTACTGAAGAATCAACTACAGTTGTACTGTCAGTGTTTGTAGTTTCAACTGATGCATTTCCTCCACATGCAACCAACATAGTTGCAACTGCGAATACGAACATTACTTTTTTCATAATATATAATTGTTTTATGTTGATGTAAATATATAATATTATTTTGACCGAACCAAAAAAATTACTGGCTTGAATGAGATAAATTAATATCCCCTAATATACAGTATTTAATATTTTGAGTTATATCTGATGTTACTACGTTTAAAGTAAACGATGTTACTGGGTTAATAGTATTGAAATTTAATCTAGTGATATTATCATAATTAGTTGGATTGAACCATAATACTTTAGTTATTGGTCTGTACCCTGAGTTATGAGCTGCTATTAGATAGGTATCGCCTAGATCCAATATTCCATTTTCATTTATATCAGCTGCTTTCCACTGCTTAGTTCCAGTCATTACTAAACCTTGAGCAGTAATAGGTGGTGTACTTTCATTTTGTATCTCACCCCATACTAAATCAAAATCAGCTGATGTTATACCTTGTGTTGTTAATGATGGTACTAATTTGTAGGTTGAATTTTGATTCGGTAAAGTAAAGGTATAAGTACCGTTCACAGCTACTGTTTTATAGTCTACAAGTTGATCAACTCCATTTACTACTCTATAGAGTGTAAGTAATGGTCTTGAACTTAATCCTCCAGGGATTGTAACTGTACCTGTTAATATATTTGTAATTGCTACTGTATTAATAGTATTAGCTGTATAGAAATCAGTAAATGTAGCATCAGCTGGATTAGTCCAGGTTCCATATTCAATTACATAAGGGCAACTAAAGTTATTTGGTAAATCATTCCATTGAGAACCATTCCACTTCGTTACTGCATAATCTTCGTTTCCGCTGTTATTAGGTTCACCAGGCGCCCAGTTATTGTATTGTCCAGATATATTTCCTGCAAATTGTCCGTTTGATGTTTTGATTAAAGTTCCCTTTTCAGGCCCTGCATCAATCCTCCATTGACCTTCAGATACTTCATCAGTTAATGCAAACCATATTTGAGATTGTGGAACATTATTAAAAATAAACGCATCTTCATCTGCTGAAGTGATTGTTACTAAGTATCCTTGCTGACCTTTGAATGTTGTTGTTAAGGCTGCTGCTCTAGCACCAGTGTATGTGTTACCAGCAGATATTGGTCTATAAAAGTGTCCATTTACACCATTATAGAAAAATCCTGCTGGGTTAACAGTTGTAGCTACAGATATTTGAATATTTCCTAGTACAGAGCCCGTATTAACTTTTAAAGATGCTAATGCATTATTAACATTAGCAATGGTTCCTGTAAATACTAAACGAGTTTTATTTCCAGTTAAAGTAAATCCACTTGCTGCAGTTAGGCCTGTTGTTGTGGTTATGTTAAATGTTGTACCTGATGGTGGATTAACTAAACTAATTGATGTTAATAATGTTTCTGATCCAAACCCACTAATCACAAATCCACTTGCATCTTGTCCACTAACACTTACTTGATAAGTTCTACCAGGTGGAGCAGTAATTGACTGTCCAAACAGCATAAAGGGGAATAATAATATGATTAGTAATAGCCTCATAAATTAATCTTACTACCTATTAGGAAGAACGATAATATAGGAAATTCTGGGTTAGTAGACAAATTTGCCTTATAATTTATATTTAACTTAAAACGTCTTGTTATTTGGTAGTCAAATCCACTGCCTATAAATGCACTGAATGTTCTGTCTGTTGTTGTTACTTTTTCTTTGGTTGAGTATATTAGTGGTGATGAGATAAGATACAACTCAGGAGATATAGTTAAACGTTTATTACCTTTAAATGGTTTAGTATAAAATGCTGTTATTGAAGGTGATAGGAATGTATTTTTTTCCTCCCCAGTTACTAATGTCATAGCTCCACTTACATTAAATCCAGTTACACCCCACTTTCCAGCATTTAATATTCCACTATAACCTAAAAATCCGATTATATTACCATACGAATAAACACCAGTTAAATTAACATTATGTATCCATTTTAATTTACCATCTTTACTAAAACTAATCTTTGTATACTTACCTGATAGGGCAAACTGCTTAAAATTAAACCATATCATTGATGTTAAACCCCAACTTGACATTCCTGTCATTGATGATTGGGACATACTTAAGTTAAGGATTGGAGTAAATGATTTATCTAGATTTTGAGCTGTTGTGAAATCAGATGATACTATTAGAGGGTTAGTTGATCCGCTTTTACCGTTTTTACTTTTACCTCCTCCACTACTGCTATTATCGTCTTTAGAACTGTTTTGATTTTGTTGATCTATATTCATTGTAACTGTAGACACTACTTCCTTACCTTTTTGTTCAGTTCTAGTATTGGTTTGATTAGTAGTTTGTCCAGTACTAGTATTGCTAGTACTCCCACTACTGCTGTTCCCTCCATTGTTATTAGAGCTATTTGAACTTGATGTATTATTGTTTTGAGTGTTTTCACCAGTATTGTTAGAGCTGTTTGAGCTTGACGTACTGTTGTTTTGAGTATTTCCGTTAGTGTTATTAGAGTTACTTGAGCTTGATGTATTATTTTGGTTATTTGTATTTGTATTATTATTTCCTTTTTTCTTTTGTTTTGAATCATTATTCTTATTATTTTTACTAGCAGCATCGTCCCCTCCAGCTAATGAAGCATTAGCAGTTGATGATGATGTAGCAACACCCGTAATAGTACTAGAGGCTGCTGATTGAGCTTGACTCATAATACTACTAACAACACTTTGAACTGTGTTGCTTATAATCTGTGATGTGATTTGGTTTTGAGTTACTTGTCCTTGCTGTTGTCCACAAGGAGCTATTTTACGGTAGTTAGTATAAACTTGATTTATCCAAGAGGCAAATGTACCGTTTTGAATATCTGCTGATGTAAATGATTTTGATTGTCCTTGGAAATATATTACTGTACCTGTAGCAGGAATTGAGAATAAAGTTATTGCTTTAGTACAAGGATCAGTAAATGAGTAAGTAAGTGTCTGTGCCTCAGCTTTCCAACTGAGACAAATGATAAGTAACACACTTAGATATGTTTTTAATTTTCTCAATCATCAAGTTTTATTTTAAATACTTGGTGTCTTATTGCATTTTAAATATGCCTTTTTTATGCATACGAAGTAGTATTTTACCAGCTACTATTTCAAGTGCTTTTTTAGTTGAAGTACCTATTGTTGATTGATTAAATTTAACCTCCGAAAAGTTATCATCATTCATTAATGTTAATTCTCTAACTGTCTTAGCTTCACCTAAACCAGAACCAGTAAAGTACTCTCCAGTTTCAGCATTAACGAATTTAACTTGTAAACCTAAGCGAGTTATAACTGTGTTTTTAACTCCATCTTTCATGTTTACTGTTTCATCTTCTGAAACTGAGAAATCATAGCATTCAATATAAGCAAAGTAATGAGCTAAACGTATTTTACCTTTACCATCTAACTTATCTTGAGTAATTCCAGATTGTGATGCTTGAAACTGCTTAACCATTCTATTTTTAATCTCAGTTTTATCTTCAGTAAAAGTAAAATGGTTAGTCTCTTCTAAGAATTCAACTACAATATTAGTTACACCTAACCCAACACGCTTATCCTTTAGTTCAGGATACATAGCATAAACCTCTTCACTGATGCCTAAGCTAAGTATCTGAATAGGGATTTTAGGACCATCATATTCAAGTAAGCTATCAATGTTTGATTTTTTCTCAAATGATGCTTTATAGTCTTCTGTTTTTGTTGTTCCTATTGTTTGACCAATACTTTTAGTAGCAATAAAAAACATTATTGCAAACCAAACAATAACAATTAATAAAGATTTTATTTGAGCTTTATATTTAATCATTACCTTTTCTTTTATTTATAAACTTATCCACAGAGGCAATACCAAAGGCACCTAATACAATAACCATAAATCCATCAAATACAAACTCATGGATAGGCATTGTTTTACCCATTACACCAGTTACAATATCAGCTAATAATGTTACTACCATCATTACAAATGCAGTAAATCCTACAACTGATTTTTCATTGATTGTGTTACTGTCATCAAATAGATGTTTTAGGAATTGTTTCATACTTTTAATTTTTATTGGTTTTTAATCTTTTATTTTACCACATTTTTGGCATTCTAATTCACCATCATAATCACTATCACCCCACTCATGCTCACATTGTCTATGAGATTGAAATTCAAATTCTAATTTTTCCATTTCTTGCTCGTGCTCTTGTTGATCCTTAGACATCATTTGATCGTGTTCTTGTTGATCTTTTTTCATATCAAGTTCAACCATATTAGTTTGATGTGCGTGAGCAGCAGCCGTAATGAAAGCATCTGGAATTAATGGTGTGATTGGTTTGTTTGATTCTTTCATGTCATTTGTATGAGACATGCTAGTACCATCTTCCTCATCCATTTTTTGAACTAACATTTTATCTTTATCTGTATCACTGAACCAGTAATCGATTATTTTGCCATAACTACCTATGAAGGCACCTAACAATAACAATAATAATTCTTTCCATTCACCACCTATTTCAGTTTTACCTACTATAGCAGCAAATATACCTAATATGATGATCATAAAACCACCTAATACAATAGCAGTGATAAACCATCTACGGCGCATCATTGCATTTAATAATTCTTTAAATCCTGTTGGTTGTTGCATATACTTTAATTTTTATAAATTACCACAGAGGTTCTTTTTCTTTAAATTGATCACCCTCTTTCTTTTTAGGTTTTGGTGCTGTTTCTTTGATAGTTTCTTTTTCTCTAATAATTACAGTTTTTCCACTACCTGCTGATTGTTGCTGTGTTTGAGTGTTTTGGATATTAATTATTGGAGCTGCTTGTTGAACTGGAGCTGGTTCGTCATTGCCACCTGTTATTTGGGTTACTCCCCAAGTTCCTAATCCCATAACTGCGGTTGTTACTACACCGATAATGGTCTTTTTTAATCCAGACAAAGTACCATCATTTGAGTTTTCTAATTCTTCTGACATATTGTTAAATTTTAATAAATTGTTTTGTTAAACGTTTCTGGTTTCCATTATCTAATACTAATAAATAGTTACCATTTATAGCAGCTGTTAAATCTACTTGCTTAACTACAGTTGTATAGTATTCAGTACTAGATACTTTACCTATTTCTTTAATTAAACGTCCTTGAGTATCATAAACTCTAGCTAATGAGTTCATATTTGATCTAGGGAACATTACTACTAACTCAAAAAAACCACTAGTTGGGTTTGGACGAATCATAGCTGTAATTTCCTTTTCAGGTGAAGGCAATACATATCCCGGGTTAGCTCTTGAAGATAATACTATATAATCTGATGCTAAATTAATATTAAAATGATCTCCATTTCTATCACTAGCATCCATTAAGCGTCTAACATAAACATTTGTTTGAATATCATTATTTCCGATTGGAGAGAATTTAAGTTTAAACGGAGTAACATTACCTGTTAATGATCCTAAAATTTGATTATTCATTCCTCCAAAACGGATAATACCATTTGTTTCATCATGTGTTAGATATTGTAACCATGGTCCTTGAATATTTGAAATAATTTCTTCAAATTTAACCTTAGCAGGATCATATTTCATTTCAAACTGTAAGCCGTCATTTTTAATACCATTGGTATTCATATTGAAATTAGCATACATTGCTTGACCTGTTGGAGCAGTTACATTTGGAATATTAACATCAAGTGTTCCAATATACTTAGCAGCAGCTACTAAAGCACCACCCGCATCATATACTGGAGAAGAGTGGGTTCTATCAACATCACCTAATATAAAGTATTTAATGTCTACTCCTGTTAGGTTACCTGTACCTACACTATCAAAAACATATGTTACTCCATTGATATAAGATGCCCAATCATTCCATTGATTAGTACCTATTGCTAATGAGTCATAAACACTTTTGGTAAATACATTAATTAATTTAGCTGTATCAATTGGTTTCAGGCCAGATACTGAAGCATAAATACTATAAGCATCACCACCATCTAATGTACCTGTCTTATTGATATCAGCAATTAGATAAGCTAAGCCATTTTTTAAATAAGTTCTACTAAATGTTTGGTTAACATCTGTAACCGTGTATTCGTCATATGTCTTAACAGCATCTGCTATTGTTACGGCATTATCTCTAATAGCGGTAAGTGGAGCTGGGAATCTAACATCTAGTTTATACTTTGTATTTTCATCAACGTTATCTAAAACATAACTACCATCAGCGTTTACAGTTACGGAATCAATAAAGGCATTATTACTTGCTTTATAACACCATACTGTTGGTCTTAAAGTCATACTTGGACCTAACCATACTTTACCTGATAATGTTAAGTTACCTAATAGTTTAATTGCTAATTTTTGATTTGTAAGTTGAGCTACATTATCACCAATTGTAGTACCGTTAACGTCAAACATACGAGCCCAGTTTACAGTAATTGTATCTGAAACATAGTTTGGTGATACAGAGTTAATCTTATACTTATTGTGAATAATATATCCACTAGATCCAATAGTTGAACCACTCGATAATACTAAATAGTTACGGCCTATAGTCCACTCTGAATTAGATGTGTAATTATAAGTACCATTTGAATAACTACCGTATTTGTAATTATCCCAGGTCTTATAACTTACAGCAGGAGTCATTCCATTTACTGAAGCGTCAACTGTAGTGGAAATATGGGTTAATAATGTCTTTTTATACTGCCAGTCAACCTGAAATGTGCGAACATCGGCAGCACCCGGACGGTAAAACCAGGTAACATCTAATGTATCACCTCTTCTAACAGTAGTTAAGGTTTGGAAATGTCCAATTTGAGGTGTTTGAGCAAATGTTGTTACATAACTGATTAAAAGTGCTATGACTAATAATACTTTTTTCATAGTAAATTTTCAATTAAATTAATAATGGTTTTTTTTAATGCAGAACGGGCCGAAGCTTGATTAAAACCACCACCTTCATCGATAATCATTGTTGATGTTGAGATTTCGGAGGACTTTCCTATTGCAATGTATTCTTTAGGTTTTTTAGCATCTGTATAAAGAATACCTTTTATTCGAATTATTGTTTCGTTTTCTGTTTTATGAAATACACTTATACCAGTTGATGTTTGTTGAATATCGAAATAAATTATTTCAAGATCTAATTTAAAAGCACTACTATTATTATTTAAATCATATCCTTTATCAAGTATTGCTTCTTCAACTATATTCTTAACACCAAATGCAAGATTTTTATTACCAGTAAGTGAACCTATTTTAACTTTGTTAGTCACATTACCAACGTATACAGATACTGGTTGGGCCTTTAATAAACTAGACAGGAATATTAATATAGTTGTTAGAAATAGTTTCATACTTTTACCAGCTATAAATATAAAAAGGCAATCATTTCTGATTGCCTTTAAATAGATTAGTGGAGATAGTGGGATTCGAACCCACGTCTTTGAAAGAGACAATAATACTAACGTCTCACATGCTTAGATCTGAACAAGTCTGATCAGTAGGGCTGACCGTTATGGTCGTTTCCACCACTTGATTTTATGACTATCAAGAAAACTAATCCACAGTCCTTATTTAGCGAGTCGATTGTGAGCGCTCGGTGGTCTTCTGTTCCTAGGTTACTCACACCCGAGTGCGGACTAGGCTGCTAAAGCGTAGTCGGCGCCTACAAACGCCATAAGGTCGTTGAAGGTCATAGTTGACATTTCGTCAGTTATTGTTTGCAGTTTTCTAAGGCGACTCTACCAAACGCCTGCATGTAGTATCACCTCAACATCCAAATCGATACCATGTTATCCCCGTATATTAAAGAACTTCTTTAATTTTTTTCTTATCTAGTATTTTCTTTATTTCAGCACACAGCTCATATTCTTCCATTGTAATCAAATCATTCATACAATTACCTAATAGTTCTTTGTATTGTGGTTTATCAATGGTAAATACTAACCCGTCGCTTAGTACTTTAAACGTAATATCAAATATATCAATACTTGATTTATTTCGTTTGTAAGCACTTAAAACACATTTTGCCATTTTTAAAATAAGATCAGCGTCTCGATTCTTCATTCGCATGTAGAATTCGTCACTGTTTTTCATTGTTAAATAATGACATGCCATATTAAGGTCTTATTTCATTATAATCTAAAGTATAACCAGTAATAGCATTAATTAATCCAATAGTGTATTCTGTTAACCAATTTAATACTACTTGTTTTGTTGTACTATCATTTTCAATAAATCCTGAGGCTAGTAAGTTATTCACTGCTGGTTCAATACGTTGTTTTACACGTTCAGGAGTAAATATTTTTTCTTTAGGTAATCTTCCTTCCTTTAATAATTCAAAATATTCTTTAACTATATCCTGAGTTATTTTAGTTAGTTTAGGATTAGATAGTGTTTCTTTTATTTGAAGAAATTCATCCTTATTATTTGCTATTTCCTTAACTATATCAGTTAACTTGAGTGATTTTTTCTTTTTCATTTTATTTGTTTTTCCCCGTATACGTATCAGTTAAAGAATGACAATTAGGACAAAGAAATCTTAAATTAGATAATTCGTGATTCCAACCATTACCATCAATGTGGTCTAAATGTAATGAAAGTTTTTGGCCTTTCCACTCTGATATTTCACACTCACTACACTTATAAGGAATAAGATTTTCTGTAATTATGCGCCTTCTTATTCCGGCTCTACTAACAAGTTCATTAATTTTTAATACATTACCTTTATTTTTCTTTGTTCCTTTGCCTGATTGGTTTGTATTATAACAACCATAATTTATGGCGTATTTTTTGAATGTATTAAAATGTAATCCTAATTTAGAAGCAGCATGTGCCATGGATTCACTAATATTACATATGTCAATGAACTCTTGTTGGGTAATGTTTTTAGGTTTAATACCCGATTTTTCCCAACTATTTGATTTTTTAGTATTATATTGTTTCATACCAATAAATATTGGTAGATATATAAAAACCAATAAACCTAAATATGTGCCCGAAGTCGGGTTCGAACCGACACTCGCTTTTTCTGCGAACAGCATTTTAAGTGCTGCGAGTCTTCCTGTTTCTCCATTCGGGCTAAGAGTGGGTCTATTCCCCACAGTCAGAAGAACTTGATACTTACCTACGCACCAGTGAGGTATTCTTCGTGTTCGTTCACAGAGCTTGTTCAGCGTGCACCATCCCAAGTTGTCGTGCGTGTCAACAAGTTTCAGGAAAGCAGAAGATGGGTGAGTGGACATCTGCTTTTACGATTGGCTTTTCTAACCGACGAATAATTCAGCATATTGCATCAGCTTTGACCTGTGTTTGTCATTGTCTAGCAATGGGGCTTATCAATTCCCTGCTGATTAATACATTCCAATCAACCTTTTTGCAATCCTATTCTCCAGTGGGATTGCTTTACACCGCTAGCTAACGATCTAGAGGATGGGTGCGCTTCGATATTGAGAGGCGTTCCTGAGTTTTCGATCCCGTGGCCTGCGGGCTAATTTTTTAGACTCACTGTGTTCAGAAGTTTAGAAGCTAAGGATTTTTACCTCCGAACATCTTTTATCGATACGTCTACCGATCAGATTGAAACGCGTATTTCGACACTTCTAAATTGCTGTCAGGGGAGGAGTTGAACCTCCATGCTGTGATTCAGTAGTGGACAAAATAGCCGGCTTTGTGGTCAACCCATATCCCGTTACCTATCTCAAATTCAGCGCCCACGAGACGAGTGGGTGTGTATGCCGTGGATATATCCTTTCACCACCTGACAATTAATTAAAATATGTTAGTATTCCTTCTCTTAGCCTCTTCAGCTTCCTTATACCACTTAATCCAGGTCATACTAGCATCAATAACAGCAAGCAATGGAGCAAATGGTAGAATGAATAGTGTTTCTAGTCCGGGTGTTGGGCCGATAGGATCGTTACCAAACTTCTTATTATAACTTGCACTCATTCTCCAAATACAATATGCAATGCTTACTATGTAAATATACCAAATCATTTATCTTTATTTATAACGTGAATATAAGATCTTATTTTGACCGAACCAAATTTTTGTTGACTCTCTCGGGCTTGAACCGAGGACCCTCTGATTATGAGTCAGATGCTCTAACCAACTGAGCTAAGAGTCAATTCTAATCATTATTCAGTCTCCGAAGCTCCAGTTGAAATAACATCAAATATTTTAGATTCACTTGCTGATTTTACTTCAAACGCTTGTTCATCGTTATCAGTAAGGAATTTTACTGTTCTAGCTTCGGCTTCAGTTACTGACTGTGCATCAACTAAATAATTTACATTTTGTTTTTTTACTTTACCTTTACTGTCTTCAACAGTGAATTGTACTTTAACTTGAAAATATTGCATATGTTTTTATTTATTGTAAATTGAATAATCGTATAGGTGTGGTCTATATTTGAGGAGTGTTTTAGAGAATCGACCTCTAATTTTCATGTCCTCATATGATTCATCTTCACTACGTTGGGGTTTCATGTTCATGAAGTAATCAACATCATCATTAGTTAATTGAACTTCATTTGCAAACATCATCATCTTAGTAAAGTTAAGTGAACCAACCATTTGGATTCCTTGTTTAAAGGCATCTTTAATTTCTTTTGGTAGCTGATACTCAGCAAATTGTTGTGCTAATTCGTAACGCATATTTTTTATTTATAGTGTGAATATATAACCTTACTTTGCCTAATCCAAAAGCCCTAATGCTTTCATATTTTCAAGATGAGCATCATCTAAATCCCACTCATGAGATACTGCTTTAACTTGTGTATTATCTTCAATATGACGTACCTGATCGGGTGTTAGTGGGTCTGCTACTAATAAGAAATAATCATTATAGCATAATAGTTCTAAATTATCAACAAGATAATTATTACGATTACCATCTTTAAAATTAAGCAATAGTGGTACCTTATAATCAGTTACTCGTCGCTCAGCAAAACCACAATGATAACATTGTTCCTTTAAATAGCCTTCAGCTATTCCTCTTGATTTGATTTTTTCTGGGGTGAATGATTCCCATCCGGTTCCGGTTTCAAATATGAGTTTGACGTTTGGTTCTTTTCTTCGGTTAGGGAGGAATTTTGGGATTCCTTTTCCACTTTGGTTTTTATGAGCATCAAATAAAGTAGGTGAAGTTGGGTTGGATTCATCTAATCTAAATAATTTAGCATATGGTTTATAATGTTGATATGAGCATCCTAAATAACGAGCGGCAGCACGGTTTGATTTAGTAAAGCGCATTGCGCGCAGAATGTCTTCTCGACTATATGTTTTTGGAGCAGGCATAACTATTTTTTCTTTGTTTTGTTAGTTTTATCCCTTAAATGATTAACCAATAACCATAAATCTGAAGGTGATTCCAATGGTATTGGGTTATCATCTTGATCTAATAGTTGATTAGTGTTACCATCAGGATCCATTCTCTCATATACGTAGAAAAATATTATTTCAGCTGCTGCTTGTCCAAAATGAAGAGTAAATAGTCTATCTATAACTTCATAAAATTTCTCATCATAACTAAGCAGATCTAAATTAAATTCACTATGAAGTAAAGTTGATCTAACTTGTACCGCTTCCATTGTTTGAATTATTTTTTCAAACGATTCACGGTTAATATCGTCTTCAGTTTTACGTTTACGTTTTAAAACAGTATCAGATCCAATTATACTTTCAATTGATGTTTTAATACCCTGAGTGTGTTCTTCCATAACTAAAGTTTATTTATCAATTCTCTACATTCAATACACTTATTGTATTCTTCCTTTTCAACATAATATTCCATTGCATGTTCAAGAGATGGCTTCCATTGCTCTTTCTTCAACTCAATATAATATTCTGAATTGGCTAATTCAAATAGCATAATGGATTTCTTCTTCTTATTGATGCCTTCTTTAATAGCAAATAAAGTCTCTTCTATAACGATTTGTTGAATGGCAGGAGTTTCTGTTAATATGTTGTAGGAAGTTCCTGGTGGCAAGCTTACTCTGAAAACAGGTATCTTTCGCCTCATTCTTTTGTTTTTAATCATAACTATACTGCAGGTGGAGGTGGAGTTTCTACGCTACTACCACCGCTAATTGCATTTTTAATAAATAATTTAAAATCAGCAATTGGAATTAAGAACCCAATTACATTTGAATATGGTACATCTGTATCTTGAGATACAGTTAAATTGTATTGGGATAATCCTTGGTTTAATTTAGATTGTAGTTTCTGTGTAGCGGCTGCTTTGGCATCACCTTCAATTTCTTGTGGTAATACGAATTGTACCTTAATACCCTTTTTAGTTGGGTTATGATTTACATCTACTCTAAGTTTTGGTTTTACTTCAGCCATTATATGCGTTTATGTATAAATATTATAAAATTTCGTTTACTAACCCGTGTTCTTGTGCTGTTTTCACATCAAAATACCATTCTCCTTGTATTTTTTTAACAGTATTAAATTGTTTTTGAGTGAATGATGTTTTAGATAATAGATAATTATCACATATACTATCAACACGTTCTACTTCTTTTAACTCCTGTTTATGATGCGCTACCTTACCCTCAATTGGATATGCTGCTTCATGGTACATAAATGTAGCATTTCTACTAGCGTATCGATTATGTCCAGCAGAATATACTATTAAAGCCATAGACATGGCTGAGCCATGGCATATTGTATAAACTGGAGTCGATGAGTTATCAATTGTATCTATTAATGCTAGTCCACTATATACTTCTCCACCAAATGAATTAATTATTAGTTTAATTGGCTCTACTTGCGTTTTTCCAATATCCTCATCATTAATTTCATATATTGATTGAATTATATCATTAGCTGATTCTGAATTAATTTCTCCTAGTGTTATGGTTCTGCTTAGTCGAGGTTGCTTATCGGAGCGTTTACCAGCCATGTATTTGGATTTCTCATAAATATAAGACTAATTTTAAAATACTTCAAATTCAATATCTACGTTAGAGTATCCCCAAGTATCAGCATTATAAGAATATAAAATGTGACCTAATTCTTCACGTTTATCAAAATATTCTACCCACTGCATAGCATCATTGTAATATTGTTTTGAAGGTGATGAACCATCATTTCCCATTCCTTTATGACTCATATGATATAACGGAATATCATATATAGGAACTAAATCAAAACCATATAATACTGATTTCTTTTGAGCGTTAGTATCTACAAAACAAGCATATAGCATTGGTTCTTCATATCCTCTCATTTTATACCAAATGTTTTTAGTAGCTAGTTGAAAGTCTCCACAGCAATTGAAAATACTATATCTATCATTAGGGGTTACTGCTGTTGGAAGATAACGAGGTTCCGTTGTTTTATCTAATTCTTTTCTATATTCATCTAATTTATCTAAATTAGCAATCACATCATTATATTCAATATCTCTCCTACTAAAAGTATAAAAAGAATGTTTATTAGCTTGTGAAATAAATTTTTGTAATGTTTCTTTAGTTGGCGGGATTATATCTGTAGTTGATAATACAATCCATTCAGCATTTGTTCTTCTTAATCCTAAATTAAATGATAAAACACTATTACATATTTGAGCTTTATCATCATTATTAGACATTAATTTAGCATATTCTGGGGGAATTGCGAAGTGTTTTAGTTTGCCTGTTTTAGGTATCATATCTAATACTTCATATAGGAAGCTATGAGTTGATGAATTCCAATCTACATAAATTACTTCATCAAATGTTTCTAACATTGTAGTTAAATGAATAGCAAAACGTTCTTTTTCTTTATAACCATCATTTCTACCGAATACAACAACTGCTGTTTTACCAGGTATTGTAGTTGGTAAATTATAATTAACTACTTCATCTTTATGGAAGCAGAAGAAATTACCATTATCAACTACTTTATAAATGTAATATTCAAATTCTTCTAATGTTAAAGGACCTGTACAGTCTGTCTTATTATCTAAAGGTGAAACATCATAAATTTCATAATTAAATGATTTAAGTACATTCCAAAAATCTAATATTTCTTCTTTAGTTAAATCTCTAAAAGCTTCAACCATTAATACAGGTCTATTCTTTTTAATAAGTGGGGAAAGAGTTTTTAATACTTCCTTATCAAACCCTTCAGTATCTGTTTTGATAAATTTTATTTTATCAAGTTCATTACTGTGATTTTCATTTAAAAAATCTAATATATTAACGCCATCTACTTCAATTTGATGGTTATGAAATTGTTTTATTTGATTTCCCAACTTTAAAGAATCAAAAAAACCACCATTCATTCCTACACCAAAACTTGGATCTGAATAATTAAAAATAAATTTACCTTTTTTATTCGTGCACGCATAATTATAAGGAATAATATTAAATTGAGGATTATTATCGGCCTTATATTTTAAACTTTCAAATGTTTTTGGATTTGGCTCAAATGCTAGTATTTTACCTTTTTCACCTGTACAACTACCAAACATTAGGCTGAACCCTCCAGCATGTGCTCCAATATCTAATACAATAGACCCTTCTGGGATTACTTCATTGAATTTTTCATGTCTAAATTCAAATATATTAGTATCTATTTTTGTATCAGATACTATATTTCCTACTTGCTTTACAAAATAATTACTCATATTGTTGATACTCCTGGTTTTTGAACTACTATTGTGGCACATTGTTGAGCAAATCTAATTGCTTTTTCTATATCTTTAGTTAATATAAATTCAGATACTAGCCCAGACAAAAAAGTATCTCCGGCTCCTGATACGTCTCTAATTTGTACTTTTTCAACAGGATATACTTTATCTTTATGTTGACATCCTTTACTTGATAAAGTAATAATCATTTTATCTTTAATACCTAATTCTTGAATTGTATATTCTGTGCGTTGATATTCAACATGGTTAATTTTAATAAAAGATGCATTTTTACACCATCCACCTAATATTTTTTTAGTATCTATAAACACATTGAAATTATTTTTACAAATAAAATCAATATCTTCTTCTTCTAAAAATCCCTTATCATAATCACTAATTATAATAGCATCCATTGTTACTCCTTTATATTTGTTATTAGTGATATATTTTAAAGTATTTTCATTTATTCTTTCTACTTTATCGTTTGCATCTACACGTAATAATAACTGTCCTGATCTTTCATCAACATAACGTGTTTTAATTGGTGTTGGTTCTGGGTTTTTTATAAAGTATGTTTGAGTATTTAATGCTTGTAAATTTTCTACTACATTCCCTGCCATTCCTTTATTGAGAGTTGTATTAATAGGATTAAATACAGGTACCGGAGCTTCAGGGGCTAATCTAACAGCAGTACCATATATAAATTCATCATAACATGTGTCTCCAATAACTAATACTTTAAAATTACTGAATTCTTTCTTTTTCAAATTGCTCATTAAGTATAACTTTTACTTTTTCAAATCCTATTTTACAATTTTTTTTCCAATCACTATGCTCACCACTATCAGAAATCCATTTATATGAACTAAATTTAATCCCATAGCGTTTACATACTTTAGCAATTGCAAAACATTCCATATCAAATATACTATTACTTTCAACCATATCCAAATAATATTTTGAATACTTTGATTGTTGTGATTTATCATAAAAATAATCTGTAGTGAAGCAAGTAATAGAAGACTTTGTATCTAATATTATTTGTTTACTAGCAACTTCAAATGGTGTTTCTCCATATTCAGATAAAGGAGTGGCATCAATATCTTGAAATACTTGTCCTATTTTAACTACTTCTCCAACAGATAATTTTAATGAGCCACAAGATCCAATATTAATTACTTCATTATAACCCAAATTAAAAGCCATTACTGCTGTTGTAGCAGCATTTATTTTACCAACTCCACTAAACATTACTGGGTATCCTAGGATATTGCCTTGGGTTTCTATTTCATCTGCAATGGCAATTATGAAAACTTTCCTATTCATATTGTATTAGACTTTTAATATTATTAGGTTCATGAAGAAATTGTAAATCAACTAATACTAACTTACCTATTACAGTATATCCTGCTTTTTGGCATAGCTGCTCAACAGCATTCATTGTCCCCCCAGTAGCATAAACATCATCTACAATCACTACAGTTCCATTACCTGGTTGGATTTCTAGAGTATCGGTTCCGTATTCTAAAGAATATTCTTGGTTTATTGTAGGTGGAGGTAATTTGCCTTTTTTCCTACACATAACTAAACCTCCAAAAGTATTAGCTAATGCTGAAGCAAATATAAATCCTCTTGAATCAATTCCTACCCAATATTGTGGATTAGGAACTAATTTTCTCATTTCTGAGATTGCTTCAGAGAATTTAACTGATTTTAGTAGGGGTGAAATGTCTTTAAATGATATTCCCGGTTTGGGGAAATTAGGTACTTCATGAATAAATTCTTTCCAATTCATTAATGTGAATTTTTATCTCGTTCTGAAAGTATAGGGTTATCTATTGGCCAATGTATGTTAATTTTTGGGTCTTTCCAATTTAGACTAAATTGATCTTTAACATCAGGATATTCTCCTTTATAAGACCATTTATAGAAGAATACAGCTTTTTCACTTAATACTAAATGTCCATTCCCAAATCCAGGAGGTATTAATATTTGTCTTTTATTATTTTCATTTAGAATTATACTATTCCATTTTAGATAATTTGGAGACTCAGGTCTATTATCTATAACTACAAGATATATTTCACCACTTAAACAGGTAATTAATTTAGTTGCTTTAGCATCACCATGAATTCCTCTCAATACGTGTTGTCTTGAAACAGCTACTTTATCATGATTAAAGATTAATTCGTGTTCGTCTTGATTGAATACAGTATATAATTCACCTCTATAATCTTCAAATGAGTCTGGTTGGAATATTTTTACTTCAGGAAATATCATTATTGAGGATATTAAGTAATGTATCTATTTTTTCTTGTTCCAATGTAGGATAATTGCCAATATACCAACCAAAATGATGAACGTGATCTACATTCTTAAAATCATCATAATTAATATTATAATTTTTCTTAAAGTAAGGTTGTCTTAATTGATTTCCTCCTCCAGATAATCCTCTTCTAAATTCAATTCCTTTTTCATTAAGTGTTTTTTCTACTTTATCCCTTAACTCAAATGAAGGTTCTTTTAGTATTACTATGAAAGCATAATTACATTGTCCTTCCATTTCTAAATCAGTAATATACTTATTAGAATCTAAATTTTCTATGAAATAACTAAAGTTATCTATTCTACGACTATTATTAGTGTCTAATTTTTCAATTTGAGATAATCCAATAACAGCATTTATTTCAGTACTTCTAAAGTTATGAGCGGGAGCAAGGAATATAAAGTCTTTATTTAGATCAGGATTTTCATTAATGATTTGTTGTTTAAAATTATCATCTGTCATTTCTCTAGTCATACCATGAGAACGAAGTGCTCTACATACTTGATAGAAATATTCATTATCTGTACAAACCATTCCACCTTCAATTGTTGACATATGGTGAGCAAAGAAGAAACTAAAATTAGAAGCAAATCCAATTGATCCTACTTTTTGTCCTTTAAAAGTTACTCCATGTGATTCACAAACATCTTCAATTAATAATATTCCTTTTTCTTCACATATATTAACTAACTCATCTGTTAAACCATTAATACCAAGTACGTGAGTAAGAAATATAGCTTTAGTTTGAGGTGTAATTGCAGCTTTTAATTTATCAATATCAAATGATAAGTTTTTTAAATTAATATCTACAAACACAGGGTCAAAACCAGCAAATAATACTGAGGATATGTCTGAAATCCAGGTTAGTGGAGGTACTATAATTTCACCTTCTCCATAGATATATTTTAGAGCCAACATTGTTAATTCATTAGCAGATGCTCCAGAATTAACCATTATATTATATTTTGTACCTAACCATTCTCCCCATTTATTTTCAAATTCAACTACTTTAGGACCATTAGTCAATTTTGGAATTGGATGTGAGGTAAGAAAATCAATAACTGATTCTATATCAGATTTATCAATATTATCGCTCATTAAAGGCAAATAGAAATTATTCATTTTATTTTTATTTTTCTCCATAATAATCACCCCATTCAACTAGAATAGTAGGGCGGTTGTCTGTTCTTTCATAAGCATATTGAAATGCTTCAAATATTTGATGTGGTTCATCTAGTCTAATTATATCAACCCAATCACACATTGCCTTAAATCCCCCAGTAAAATCAGCAATATGTTGATGTTGTGGATGAAGTGGGCGTTGTGCTCCAATTGATGTTCTAATAATTACTTTAGGTGTGTATCCACCACCTGACATTATTTTTATTTTATCTAAGTGATTAACTACTTGATTAGCAGCCAATAATAGAAAGTTCCAGCGTGGGTAAATTGAAATAGGAACAGTACCATTTAATGCCATTCCAATTGTCATTCCCATCTGCATATCTTCATTTACAGGCATTTCCATCATCTTAGATGGATTAACATCTTTAACTGTGTTAGTCATAGCTGTACCAGCATATGTTACTGCTTGTCCTAGAAAGAATGTATCTGGCTTTTCATTAAGCCAATCCATTGATCGTTTTAATTCGTCAAAATATTTCATAATTAAAATTGAATTCGCTTACCGGCACCAGCATGAGGGTACTTGGTTTCGTATTGGTAATAAATTATTTTTCTTGTTTCATTTTTAAAGTATAAATCGTTATTCCATACTTCTTTAGTAACAGTACAAACCGATTTACTATTATCTTCAATTACATATGTGATAGGCAAATCGTAATTTACAGCATATTTCCAATTCTCAAAAAAGGTACCAGTTTCAGATGTCATATCACCTACAAAGCACCAAACATGATTTGTTTGACCTTTACGTTTAATATCTAACGCAACACCTGTTGCAATAGGAATATTACCTGTTACAATAGCTGAAGAATATATGTTATATTCAGGATAGCAGAGAGTAATAGATTTACCTTCTAATATATCTGTTTTTATTTGTTCTTGAGGTACACCTTTAAGTAAACACTGATAATGTGAGCGCCAAGTACAGAATACCCAATCTTCAGGTTGTACTTTCTCAAATATATTAATCATTTGCTCTTCATTTCCATAATATAAATGGATAGGAGCTTTAATCATAGCGTTGTTAAAACATTCTGCTATGTCGTCTTCAAAGGCGATTAATTGTTCTTTAGTTAGAAGATTGTTCATTTTCTATTATTTTTCTTCTTAATTTAACTTTAAGCATTTCATTAATATTATCAACTGCTATCTGGCCAAATTTAGTTTTTATTCTTTCTAAAAAGGGTAGATATGAATGATATTCATCAAATGCCTTATCTCTAAATTCTAACACTTCAGCCCCAGTTAAGGTATCTGTTGGTAGTGGTAGTGTATCATATCCATGAAATGAATATCCTTCATAAGTATCAGGTAAAGGAATTCCATTCATAATAGCATTTTTATATAATTGACTTCCAGGTAATGCCATTGCTGCATATGCATTCCATCCAAAGGTACATAATTCCTTTGATAATTCCAAAGTTTTTTGCATACTTTCTTGAGTATCACCAGGTAAACCAAAGATATAATTAGCCATTACTTCAATATCAGCTGAGTGTACTTGTTCTATTACTTGATTTATATCAACATCCTCAAATTTTCCTTTAGATACTTCTAATCTTACATTTTTATCTCCACTTTCAATACCTAGAGCTAACCATTTGATACCAGCAGAACGTATTAATTTTAATAATTCAGGACGTTTAACTGTATCTACTCTTGAATAAGCCCACATTCTTAATTTTTCTCCATATCCTCTATCTCTTAACATTTCACATAGAGGTACATAATATTTTCTATTTAATAGAAATAATTCATCTGTAATTTTGATAGTATAAACTCCTAATTCAATTAGTTTATCAAACTCTTTGATAATAAATTCAGGAGACCAATAACGCATTGTACTATAATTCCCAGCTACTCCTATTTCGTCTTCATCATTTCTGTTTATAATATTAATCATACAAAAATCACAACCAAATTGACATCCTAAAGACGTTTGAATTGCAGCATATGGTGATCTTTTTTCCTGATCATATTCAGCATGCCACATGGGGGCACGGTATAAATCAAGTGGTTTTTCTTTCATTGGAAGTAAATCCCAAGCATATCCGGGAAGATCAATATCCATTCTTTCGTTTGGTACTATTTTTTCAGCTCCATTTATCTTAGGAACTCCATTTTTTCTCCAAGCAATACCCTTAATATGGTCTAAATTATTAATATCAATTGTTTCTTGTGCTAATATATTTCTAAGAGCATAAACACCTTCATTTGTAAAAACAAAATCAATAGATGATTCATCATTAAGAGCCTTAATAGGAACCGCTTGAACATATGAACCTATATAAGTAATAGGAGTAGTAATATTTACTTTTTTCAAATGTTTAGATAAATAAGTAGCACCGCTCATATTAACAGTACCTGCATTTACATTTTGGCCATAAACTACAAAACAAATTAAACGTGGATTTAATTCTTTTATTCTTTGCTCTACGGATTCTTTATTCAATTGTTCTGCATTAACATCTATAAGAGCAACAGTATATCCTATTGATCGACATGATTGGGCTAGTAGTAAAGCCCAAGTTGGAGGTTCAATTGCAGCATAATTATTAGCTAAATTTTGGTATACTCCAGTAGCATTACCTGGAGATATAAATAGGATGTCTATCATAGGTTTGTAAAATCTTTATTTTTAAATTTAGTAATCAGTTGATATCCTTTAATTAATTCTTGGATACCATTTTCTAGTGTGAATGTAGGTAACCATCCTTGATTTTCCAACTTAGCATTTGAAACAATATAGTTTCTTTGATCAAAATCTTGTTTAAAATCATTTTGAACAATAACCAAATCGGGGATATATTTTTTGATTGTTTCTGCTAATACTAATTTGGAACAATTAGCTGAGGTTAACCCTACATTAAATGCATTATTATTACATTTTTCATAATTTTCAATCATGAATAGGAATGTATTAGCAATATCTCTAACATGAATATAATTACGAACAAAATGAGATTCAAACAATACTAGGTAACCATTTTCTAATGCTTTATAAACAAAATCATTCACAAGTAAATCCATTCTCATTCTATAAGACATCCCAAACACAGTTGCTAATCTTAAGGCAATCCCATTACCTGAGTCTAATACTACCTTTTCAGCATCGCATTTAGTCTCAGCATATAATGAAAGTGGTTTAAATGGGGACTCTTCAGTAATAACTTCAGTTGATGAACCATACTGAGAATTAGTGTTTGGAATTAATACCATTTGGTTTTTGGTAACCCATTTAGTAATATTTTTTACTTGTTCGTAATTAACTTTAACTGTTAATTCAGGTTGAGCTTTACAAGCAGGCATACCTACAATAGCAGCTAAAGGAATAATTACATCATGTGATTCAACTAATGATTTTAGAAGTGATTCATTGGTTACATCACCTAATATAAAATCAAAATTAGGATGATAAGCAAAAGGAGCAACAGATATCTGTTTATAAATTAGATTATCTAATACCGTTACACGATATCCCTTATTTAATAATACTTCTGTTAAAACGGAACCTAAATATCCAGCTCCACCTGTAATTAAAATTTTTTTCATGTTTAAAAATTATTAAGTTTAATTATTTGTTCAAAAAATAAATCTAATTTATTAGAAAAAGAATCCAATAAAGCTACTTCATAGTTATAATCTATATATGGTTTCATCTTATGGTATTTTTCTGGGGTTAGATTATTGATTATGTTAGGGAGTTCTTCTAGATTATTGAAGGTAATAATTCCTCTTTCATCATAAAAATCTCCTATATTAGGACAACCCCAATAAATTGGTACTGTTTTGGTACAGAATGCTTCTCCAATTTTTTCTGTGTACCAATTATTATATTTTACATTCTCAACGCAGACATGAAACATAGATTCATTAAAACATATTCTTTTACCAAAAACTTGAGGACTAGACTCCAAATAATCAGGAATATAAGATAAATCTTTAGTATAATTTCCATATCCTGGTCTTACTCCTGCATTGTGATCAAAATCTTCTAGGACATGGAACCATTTTTTAGGTATAGATATTTGGTCTTTAAGTTTATATATTTGATTTCTTAATTTATGTCCTTCAGTAATAGTTTTGGCACCACTTAAAAATGATACTTCAAATTTTTTATCTTTATTAATAAAGCCACTATAATATTCAGAAGAATCTTGTTGGTAATTACAAGTAAATAAAGATGAATTAGAGCAAGAATTTAATATATTTTCATCCCATGTTAATATAATATTAAATAAATGATTATTATTTCTAACCCAGTCATGAAAACCAAAAAACTCATTAGGTTCATGTATTATAATAAAGTTATAAGGATTATAGTTTAATTCATCAATATTTTTAGGAATATAATCATTAAATAAAGTTATAGGTTTGTTTTCATATTTTTTTAAAATATGAAAATCTTTTTCTAATCTAAAGTTTGTAAATAGTTTAAACATTATAAATTATTTAAAAATTTGTTAACAGAGTAACTAAAATTAGTTTGTGCTATTTTAATAAATTCTTCTTTTCTATTTATACTATAGATATAATCTTTATAATAATTGTATCTAAATTTATTATTTTCAATAATAACTTCATTAACTAAAACATATTGAGAAGCGTTAAATCCTTTTTGTTTACCATATTCGCAACAAGTCATAATAAAAGTATCATCCATATAATAGGAACCCATTTCATCAGGTATTGTTACTTTTTTTATTAAATCATTAGATAATAAAGTAGCCCACCCACTAGCAAACTTAAAAGTATCTATTTTTCTTAAACTAACATCTCCCATTAATCCTGTAGTTAAATAAGGATCCCTATTAAAATAATTTTCATGAGAAGCAGCATCGACTAAAGCTTTTTCATTAGTAATTACATCCCATGTATTATCCCATACTCTTGTAGTTTCTGGAGTAATAATAGTGTATTTTTCATTTTGGTTAATTAATTTATAACTTTCAACCATATGGTATAATAAGGTGTCACTAAAGACAATATCTACATCAAGCCATAAAAAAGCATCTGGGTTATAATTCATTGCTGCTAATCTATGAGAATCCGTACATCCTAATACTTCATTGTTTTCACTAACCCAAAAATTAGTTTCAGCCCAGCTTTTAGTTAAAAGTTCTAAATTAAATAATTTATTAGAAAAAAAGTTTTTATCTATTTTACTTTGATCCCAATCTGTTAAATTATTATTTAAAACAACTTCCACTAAAAAATTTTCATTAGTTATATATTTACTACTTTTTTTTAGTTGAATTAGTGTTTGTTCTAGTTGGTCTATTTCTTGAGGCAAAATATGAATTAGGATGTTTATCATAAAAATAATTTTAATAATTTAATAGTTTCTAAACTCAAATAATGATTATAATCATATAATATATCATCAGAAAAACAAGCTTTTATAGATTCTTCTAAAGGATCATTTTTTGGAAAAGATAAATCTATAGTTTGATGTTCTGTTTTTATAAGTTTAGTTTTTTTATTATCCCATTCTCTATTATATTCTATACTAACATTTATATTCCCATATTTAAAATTTAATTTTAGTTTATTGTCAGTATTTTCTATTTTATTTATGTTTTCTATTTTATTTAAACCAACTAAATGAATCAATAAGTAAAGATCATGATACAATAAATCACTTATTAAGTCATTTTTATAAGGTCCTTGTTTTAACCAAATAAATTCAATCTGATTGGAAGGAATGATATTAATATTTTTTATTTCATCTCTAAATAAAAATATGTTATCTATATATAATTTAATATTTTTTATTCTAGCTAACTCAATTAATTCTAAAGAAGAATCATAATCTAATGTTAATGGTTTTTCACAAAAAACATTTTTATTTTTTAATATATATTCTTTAACTAAATTATAGTGAGTACTAGGAGGAGTAGATATAAACATCCAATCAACATCATCAAATGGAGGAGATAAAATATTATTTTTTAATTTGGAACTAATTATTTTACCCCAATATCCATGCCCTATCAATCCAGTTCTCATATAATTATATTATTGTTAAAATTTCCACTAATTAATCCTTGCTTTATTTGTTTAGCTATTTTAACACAAGTACTTATTTTTCCCGAAAAGACTGTTATAAATTTAGGATTTTCAGGATATGTAATAATATTAGATATTCTAGCATCATCTGAATTAATAGGTATGGCTCTAGTTGTTCTCCAATAGTCAGTAAAGTTTATATCCTTGATAAAGGGGAAATATTTAGAAGAATCTTCTTTAATATTTTTTATATTATTAGAGATATCTTGTAAAGATTCAATATTATTTTCTTTTGTTTCTTTTAATATAGAATATTTAGCATGGTAAAGGAGAAAAGTATTTGATATATTTCCTTTAGGCATAACACTACAGAAAGGACCATCCATAACTGTTAATCCTATTTTAGGATGATTAAACTCAAAAATAGGTATTATAACATCTTGAAGTTTAAATTCTAATAATGGAACTCCAGCTAATTTATTTATTTTATTTATTTCAGAATAAGTACAGTTAATTATAAAATCAAAATCTGTAAAATCAGGTGTGGTAAATTTAGTATTTAGTTTTAAAGTAATATTAGAATTCTTTAATTCTTGTTTAACTAAATTTTTAAGAACATCCCAATCAAATATAGGTTCTTCTACTCTATATGAATCTTCTAGTAATTTATCATTCATAATATAAGAAGAAGGATATTCAGAATTATAACTAATTCCTACTTGATCACAAAATTTTCTATACTCAAAAGAATTTATATTGCTTTGATCAGAAGCTATTGCATAATAATTAGGAAAATTAGTTATAATTGCTTCTTTATATTTAAATAAAAAAGAAAGTAAACCATCTAAACTTTGAATTGCTGTTTCTGGGCTTCTAGGGTAATGGTAACCATAGTGTATTCTGTTATGGTTACACTTAGAAGCATTATTCATTATATCTGAATTCTGCTCCATTAAGGTAATGTTATATCCAGATTTATATAATTCTAAAGCAATAGAGCAACCAAATAATCCTCCTCCAATAATTAAAATTTTTTTCATATTATTATTTTTGAGAATCTCCTTTCCAAACACGATATGAATCAGAATCAAAATGTTGTGTTGAGATTTCAAACACAACTCCGTCGGTTAATGCGATCAATTGATGGGGTTGTCCTGGTCTTTGTCTTACTATATCTCCTGGTTTGAGATGTTGTTCTATTAGATCTGCTGTTTCCGTGTCAATCCATTTATAAGTGAATTCTCCTTTATCAACATACCAGGTTTCATCTTTAATCATATGATAATGCATACTGAATTTGCAGCCTGCTTTGAATATTAGTAATTTACCACAGTATTTATTATTATTTTCAATAATTAATTCTTCACCCCATCCTTTAGGTACTTTACACCCTTCACAAACTGTTGGTTTTTCCATAACTTAAAATTTTACTTGTTGATTTACCCGGTATTTTTTTAAAAAATTTAATTTCAGGAATAAATTCTCTGCCTATAATAGAATCATAATTATAATCATCTCCTATAACCATTATATCAGGATTATATTCTCTAATATTATTAATTAATTCTTCATTACTATTAAAAATAACAACAGAATCAATATATTTTATTGAATATAAGAACTCTACTCTGTCTTCCAAAGTATTATATGGTCTATCTTGTCCTTTTTTTTCCTTGATACGTTCGTCAGTATCGATTCCAACCCTAATACTACCAAATAAACTAGCATACTCAAGTAACCTAATATGACCTATATGAAGAATATCAAATGAACCATTTACCCATATTTTTTTCATATTTCTTCTATTCGTTTTGTTTTATCACATATTAACAAATCGTAAGCAGGTTTTGTATTCATTTTTAGTTCATTAAATTGGCATCCCCATTCCTTTAATTGATTTGAAGTTAAGCCAGTATAATCTATTTTAGACATTGCCCCTCTAGCAGTCCAATAAATTATTGTATTTCCTTCATTGTATAATTTATTAATCTTTTCTATATTTTCAAATATAGGCTTAGAATTAATATAATCGTTACCTTCAGTTTTACATATTGTATTATCTATATCAACGTATATTCTCATAATTTTATTTTTACCAACTAATTTCCCAATCTTTAAAATTAGCAGCTAAACAGTCTATTTTATAATCTTTTCTTCCGCCCATTACTTCCTGGATTTTGTTTTTAGATGTGTTACGGATACCGTTTAGTCCATGGGTTAATTCTAGATTGTTACCATCTTTAATTCCTTTACGGTAGTTAGATTCATTATGCCAAATATGTAGATTCATTTGAGATAAAACTATAATTGCTCTAATTGTTTCAGCAGTAACAGGTTCTTTACATTCATCTAAGTATAGTTGGATGTCATGTACTATAGCTGCTATTTCTTTAGCATATTCTGTTTTATGTTCAGCAATGAATACTTCTTTTAGTTGAACAATACTTAAACGATCAACTAATTCACTTAACGTTGGTAGATATTTTCTTTCACTCATAATGTATTATAATAATTATTTTGTTTTTCTTGCCTTTCAATTGTTTTTGGATGGATTAGATCATATCCTTCAGGAAGAGGAACTATTGTTTTAGCTCCAACTAAACGCTCATGAACTTTATTTATCCATTTTATTTCAGGTATATTTTTGAATATACGTGTTTGGTAATCAGGATAATTAACCCATCCATTTTCATTAACATTCCATCCCCATTTTTGGATATGTTCTTGAGTTAATCCTTCTACTGTATTAATTCTAGGAACAGCATATAGTTCAATTTCAGGATTAAGTTCTAATATTTCAGGAAGATTAAGTATTAAATCTTGAGAAAGATTCTCATCTGCATCTATCTGAAAGATATAATCTTTAGTACAATAATTTTTTAGATTATTTTTAAATGATGCGAAGTCTTTATTTAATCCAAACTCAATGACATTCCAATTAATACGCATATAATCAAAACACAATGCTTTTACTTCTTCAGTAGCAGTAGTATCTAATTGAATTACTACTTCATCTTCTTCTCTAATCCAGTCTTCTAAATGATCTAATAAACGTTCTAACTCAACATGTTCATTACATGCTGTAATTGCATAACTAATTGAAGGCATAACATTATTTTTGTTTTTCAAAGAAGCCTATATAATCTAGAGCTTCCATAAATTCTTTCTCTTCAAAGTATTTTACTGTTGTCATATCAGCTTTACCATCTTTAGATTGCACACCAGCCCACTTCCATTCTTCTGGTGTTTTTCCATCAGCAAATACTAATGATTTATCTTCTAGCATTACGCTATTAGGGTACCAGTAATAACCTTTATCGTCTTTAAATTTAATATCTTTATATAGTTGAGGAATTACTACCTCTACTTCTTCTAATTTATCTTCTGTAAGGGTTGAGTTGGATGTAAAACCACATCCAAAACAACTCCAAACAGTAAGCTTATCATTTGATATTTCATGACATGCATTTCCTTCACATCGAGGACATACTATAAGTGATTCCTGCATTAGTCTACTTTTTTAAGTTTAGGTAATTCAATTTTTTTCAATTGAGGTAATTTAAGCTGTACCGGTTTAGGGATTTCTTCATCCATAATAGAAACTAATTTATCGGACATTTTTTCTAAACTAAATTCAGTACGTGAACGGTATGCTTGTCTCTTTGCCCCATCAACATATTTCTTATAATTTTTATAAACATCTTCAAGAGTTTCAGATGCTTTATTATAATTAACAGTAAACCAACCACTTTCAGGAATTAACATATCTTGTACTACTGCTGAAGGATGGATCTGGGTTATTTCTCCAGGTAATAGAATTGACATCTCGGGGTCTAGAAAATCTAGGTGACCACTATAGTTACTTGCTATTACTGGTTTTTGGGAGATGGATGCTTCAAGTAATGGTCTACCATATCCTTCTCCTTTAGTAAATGACACGTGTGCTTTTACTTTAGGATGATTGTATAGTTCATTTACTTCATTATCACTTAATTCACCATGAATTAGATAGATATTTGGTAAATCACCATCAACTGATGCTTCAATTTGCCTAATTTTCTCTAACATACTATCTCTATCCATTATAGAGTAATTTCCAGCAGATGTTTTAAGGATAAGACCAGGACGTTGTTTTTTATTTTTAAAGGTTTCTAGGAACGTTTTAACTAACATACCTGTATCTTTTCTATCTTGTCCTATTTCTCCTTGTAACCAATGTCCTACAAATAAATAATTAAAATCTTCTTTAATGTCATTTATTACATTCCAAACTTCACTTTCATTAACAGCATCTATTCTTTGATAGATGTTTGTATTTACTCCTTCAAATAATACCTCTACTGGTTTTTCTAGTTTAATAGAGCGAAGTACTTGTCCTTGTTCGTTTTTTTCCTCAAATTTACTAGTTTCAAATACCTTCTTAGCATGTTCTGAAGAGACTAAATTTAGATTCATTCTATTCATTCCTTCAATCCACTGAGGAGCACATATTGTAGTTTCAATACCTGCTGTCATTCCAATATTAAACTTACCTACAGGCTGAAATTCATTTGGTACTGTAATTTGAATCCAGCAATCTGGTTGTTTAGGAAGATGAGGTTGAGCCCAGATACAATCAAGCATTAATTTATGGTCGGGGTTATTTTGTTGGAGAAATCCAAATGGAGTAGCTCCCCAACGTTGTGATAGTATTTTTACATCATATTTTTCTGATTTGATAATTGCTAAAGCAATATCTCTTGATCTAGCCCCATAACCGGAAAATGTATCGATTGGGCAGCTTATAAAAACTAGTGGTTTCATATTATTGTGCTATAACTTGTTTTACAAAATGTTTTGGTTGTTCTAGTGGTTCTACTTTAATTAATTCAAAAGCATACCTTGGTTCCCATTTATCAAATGTTTCATCAATACCGTCAATTACATTCTTACACATGTTTTTTGCTGACTGCATTGATTCATCTGATGTAACCCATTTGCGGGCTTCTTTTGAAATTTCATCGTAATAGGAAGGATTGTTTAATTTAACATCATACATTTTTTCAATTTGATCAGCGATACCATGTGGGTCTGCTCTATCATCAAATATATAAGGTGTAGGAACGGAGCCAATTAAACTAATATTACTTGGAAATACGGGAAATGCCCATTTACCATGCTTTTTGTATTTACCTCTATGATTTGAACCGAATTCAGGAGTAAATTTAATCCATTCACCATTTTCATCTTCAAAACGCATTTGATCTTGCATTCCGCCTGTTACGGTAGCTATAATTGGTTTACCACACATCATTCCTTCTGTAAGTGATAATCCCCAACCTTCATTAGATGAAACTAGAGCAACACCATCAACTGAATTATAAAGTAGATTCATTATATTTGCTGGGTAGCGTCCATTTGAGTAAATGATATTGTATTTGGAATCATTACCAAATAACATCTGCTGTACTGCATATAGATCGGTTCCATTCTCATCTATGGGTTGAGTATGAAGTGTTAAAGCACATTTTTTAGCTTTGTCTTCAGGTAGGGTATCAATAAATATTTTCCAAGCTAGCATCAAATCAGGTACTGATTTGCGACGAATATTTCTTGCATTATATAGGAGATTAAAATCATATTCTTTATTTCCATATAATTGCTTTTTAAACTCTTGTAATGAAAGATATTCAGTATGAGATGAATCAATCGGAAAGAATATATTTTCATTAATACCATGAGGAACGTACTTAATAGTTTTTTCAGCTGATATTTCTGCTCCTAAAACACATCTATTGATGTTTTCTGTTTGTTTACTGATGGCAAACAATGTATCACATGATTCATAGAATGATTTATTATACATTGGATAAGGTAAATCATCCCATATGTTAAGATAAATCATAGGTATTGTTTTTCTAATCTCATGTTCCATTTGAAACAACCAAACCCAATATCTTGGATCAGTGAAGAACATAATAGCATCTGGCTGTTCTAATTGAATTAATTGACGAATTAATTCTGGGGAGCCATACCCATCAATTGGGTAAAGAGATATGCTAGAATCATCAATACCAGCATTTTGATTTGTATCTCCACTTAGATCAAATCGTTTGCCTTTATCAGGGTGATTAATAGCTCCTCCTACATTTACCCAATTATAATGGTGAGCGGTACCAATAACGATTTCTCTCGCCATTGTAGAAATACCACTTGTCATTCTAATGTCATCGCAAAGTAGTAAGATTTTTTTACGTTGTTCCTTAGGAATATAACCTTCTTTCATAAAACTGTTTTTAAATACTTCCAGTAAATTCTGTGTCTAGTTGATTGTGAATTGTTTTTCTAAAGTCTTCATTTGTTAAGTATAAGAACATAGAGCGTTCTGTTAATTTTTGTACGCTGAATTTGTACTTAACACAAGCAATTTTAAATTGCTCAAATAAATCTTCAGGAACTTTTACACTTGTTAATTGCATTTTGTTTCCCATAATATTATATTTTGATATAAATATATACGTTTATATAGAGGACGCAACCTTATTGCAAAGTTCTTGATTGTCTTTATAGGGACACCACTTACATGATTTCTCACCTACATTTTTAAGGTAAGACTTTATTTGTGGTTTACCAACTTCATCAAAACAATCTTTAATAAAGATATCAAAGTTATCTATTGCTTGTTTCCGTTTGTTTTTTCCACTAGCGGGTCTGAATGACTGAAGCCTGGGAATAGGGTATTCAGCTTGTTCATAGATTTTGCGCTTAACGATAAAGAACTCGACTTCAATTTGTTCAACGTCCCATCCGTATTGTCTTGCGAAATACTCTTTGTATAGTAGGACTTGAGCAGTTTTTTGATCGTCTCTTTTTTCGTTGTCACTCCATCCACGCGTAGACGTTTTGATGTCATATATATAAACTTTATTTAAATCTTCATCATATAATGCAAAGTCAATAAATGCTTTGTAATATATGTTGTTTGCTAATTTTAGAAGCAGAGGTAATTCTATACCTAATAGCTTCATCTTGCGAATAGTAAATATTTTATTTCGCCTTGATTTAAGCCACTTTAATATAGCAATACCATCATCAAAGAACTCACTCATTTCGGTAGCATCAGTAAAATGAGCACCTGATGCTTTATATTCTTTAGCATATATTTCTCTAAATCGTTCTTGAAATAATGATTCAAGGTCCATTTTATCAGCTGCAGCTCCACTTTCATTATACATTGTTGTGATGTATGATTGTAATGTTTCATGAAATGCTGTTCCAAATACAGTATGGATACTGGCTTGGTATGGTTCTTTATTTTCAATATATTTTAAAGCCCATCTATGAGGGCAAGTAACCCACATTGAATACTGAGAATAAGAAACGCTTCTTTGGAAAGCGTGATTTATTTCAGGAAACTGGTAATTCTTTATTTTGGATTCGATCTCAGAAAGCTTTTTCTTGGCCAATGATTATTTGTTTTATTTTTTCCAAATATAAAATAGCATCCATGTGTTCTTGCTTAGCGTGCTCAAGCCAATCCATTAGTGACAGATCAGTACGGTCTAAATCAACACCGTATTTTTTCTTACCCATCTTAGCACGAGCTGTAAATTGATCTATAACTGAGGTGACAATTGAGTCTAGTTTAGGTGTATCTTCTATTTGTTTTTCCATATAAATTAAATAATCTCTATACGATTCGGCACTGTCTATATATTTACCCATTAATTTGTAATATTATGTTTTCAATTTCTTCTTTAGGAAGCATATCAATATATTCCTTAGCTTCGCTTTTACTTATTTCATAATAAGTAGCAACGGCTTCTACTTGATCTGCTTTGTGTTCCTTTTTATTTTTAGCTTTAATATATTTAAGATACTTGTATTGTTGAGGGATAATATCTTTATACAGATTGTAAAGATACTCACCTTTCATCTGCCAAGTGTTCTTTTGTACTATATTTACTACTTCACAATAATCAGGATCCATACTTAAATAACGATTGATCATCCAGTTATTCCAACCTTCATCACCTAAGTAGGGTCCTTTATTGGTTGTGATATTCTTAATATGATCAAATATATTCATTAGTAATTTCTTGAATCGTTTTTATTATAGTTAGATGTCATAGCAAGCATATTGAGGTGTTTTATTTCATTAGATAAATCCATATTTTTCTTATATAAATTTTCTAATTGTATATCATATTGCTTAATTTTATCATCTGCTGTTTTAAGATTAAAAGCAAGACCTGCTATTTGAGCTCTTAAATGCTCATTTTCCCGTTGAAGTTGTTCTATTTGCATTTTATATTTTTTAAAGAACATTATTTTCTTCTTTACTTGATCTTAATTGTAATGGGAGGAATTCTTCATTTACATGACCGCATTTACTACAGGCAAATACTTGGATTGGGATCATAGCATCCTGTGCTGTGCCTGTTAGGAATCGAGATGCTTTTCTAAGCATTACTCCTTCTTGAAATATTTCGTTACCACATTCATCACATGATAGTCCTGTAGTCTTATCTAAACTGATGTTTAATTGCTGTTCCATTATATTACTTGTTTTTTAGTTATTGTACTTTTTTAATTCGTCTTCTAACCACTCTTCTTTACTTTTTATTTCAAACAAATGAGCTGCTTTAGCAGCAGATGAAGATAATAATTTAATTAAATCTTCTTTTTCTTTATTATAAACTTCTTTAGCTTCATTGTAGTATTTATCTACATTTTCAAGTAGTTCTTGTTTTGTTATCATAATACTTGTTTTTTAGTTGTTTCTAATATTTTTGCTATTGCGGCTGCAAAGTTAATTTCTTTATCTGGCACAACCCCACTTCTCCAGATAAAATCATCTAATATAACTGATAATTCAGCATCGTGTCCATAGCTAAATTCATTTAGATGCTCAAACATATATCGATAAGCGGTTTGAAAGTCATCTACTTGACTATCAGCTACAAGTTGGCGAACTTGATACCAGGCATTTTTATCGCGTTTATTCAATATTTGAATTAGTTGTTTAGTCCAATTAGCATCTAAAGCGGCTACAGATAATTTACCGTCTCTAACATTCTGTTGTAATACCTTAATAATAGAACGAACATCAGGATAATATTCCTTAATTATAGTTGCTACATCTGCCATTTCATATTGAACCCCCTCAGCATCTAAAATACTAGTGCAAACGTGTTTTGCAACATTACCTTTAGATGGAGGTGTTAGTAGATGAGTTTCACAACGTGATTGAAGTGGTTCAATCAAACGCTCAATATAATTACAAGTAAGTATAAA